GTCAGGAGATTACATTACCAACAACACCTATAAATCATATTGATGGTGATGGAGAGATAGCACTTTGTATATTGTCTGCTATTAATGTTGGAACACTTCGTAGTCTTGATGACATTGAAGAGTTATGTGATCTATCTGTCCGTGCATTGGAAGAGTTGATAGATTATCAGGGATACCCTGTCGAAGCAGCACAAGTTAGTACTCTCGCAAGGCGTTCTCTTGGTATTGGTTATATCGGATTAGCACATTACCTAGCAAAGAACGGAGTAAAATATGACGACCCAGAAGCATGGAAACTTGTCCACGAGTTGTCTGAAAGTTTCCAGTACCATCTACTCAAGTCAAGTAACGCTATCGCAAAAGAAAAAGGTGAATGTCAGTACTTTGATAGAACCAAGTATGCTGATGGTATCCTCCCAATCGACACTTACAAAAAAGATGTAGATGAATTGGTTGGAAATAAACTTAAGTATGACTGGGAAGAACTTCGACAAAGCATTGTTGAATTCGGTCTACGACATAGCACCTTATCTGCACAGATGCCATCCGAGTCTTCTTCAGTCGTCAGTAATGCTACGAATGGCATTGAACCACCCAGAGATTATATCTCAACGAAGAAGTCTAAGAAGGGACCTCTTAAGCAAATTGTCCCACAACTTGCAACCCTTAAGAATAACTATACACTTCTTTGGGATATGCCTAGCAATACTGGGTATATTAATATTGTTGCTGTTATGCAGAAGTTCTTCGATCAAGCAATTTCTGGAAACTGGTCCTATAATCCAGAGCATTATGAAAATTCTGAAGTTCCTACTTCAGTGATGGCAAATGATTTACTAACCACATATAGATATGGTTGGAAGACTTCTTACTATCAAAATACATATGATTCTAAGAAGGAAGTTGATGAACCTGCACATCCAATAGGATGGAAGGATGATATAGATGAAGATAAAAAACAAAATATTGAAGAATTGTTAGAAGATATATTCGCATCTGAGGAGGAGGCTTGTGACAGCTGTGCAATCTGATATTAAAGGCATGACAGTTTTTAATACAACTAAAACTGATACCACCAAAGGACAAATGTTCTTTGGTCCTCCACTAGGAGTCCAGCGATACGACAAGTTTAAGTATCCTATCTTTGATAAACTAACACAAACACAACTAGGCTTCTTCTGGAGACCAGAAGAAGTTTCTTTGCAGAAGGACAGAGCAGACTACCAGACATTAAATGAAGCACAGAAACACATCATCACAAGCAACCTCAAGTATCAGATCCTCTTGGACTCCGTACAAGGTCGTGCTCCTGGTATGGCTTTCATGCCTTACTGTTCACTACCTGAGCTTGAAGGTTGTATGAATATATGGCAGACTATGGAGATGATTCATAGCAGATCATATACACACATCATTAAGAATGTATACCCTGACCCATCAGAGGTCTTTGATACTATATTAGATGATGAAAGAATTCTTGCTCGTGCTGAGTCAGTGACTAAAGCATATGATGAGTTCGTTAATTATGCACAGGATTACGGTCAGAGTAACAGTTGGAAATCTGACATGTATAGTCATCCAAACTCTCAATGGACAAGAAAGGATTTAAAACGACATTTATATAGGGCAGTTGCTAATGTATACATTTTGGAAGGTATTCGATTCTATGTCTCTTTTGCTTGCTCTTTTGCTTTTGGTGAACTTAAATTACTGGAAGGGAGTGCAAAGATCATCTCCCTCATTGCAAGAGACGAGTCACAACACATGGCAGTCACGAATAATATCATGAACAAGTGGAAGGAAGGTGATGATCCAGAGATGTTGGAGATTATGAAGGAAGAGGAGGAAAATGTTTATCAAATGTTTAAGAATTGTGTAGAAGAAGAGAAGGAATGGGCAGAGTATTTGTTTAAAGATGGTAGTATTATTGGTTTGAATGATAAACTCTTACAGAAGTATGTCGAATGGACTGCTAATCGTAGGTTAAAATCTATAGGATTGAAAGCAATCTTTGATACACCACTAGCAAACAATCCACTACCTTGGACTGCACACTGGTTGTCTTCTAAAGGTATGCAAGTAGCACCACAAGAGACTGAAGTAGAGTCTTATGTTGTTGGTAGTATCAAACAAGATGTTAAGAAAGATACATTTTCAGGATTTAAGTTATGACCTATGACGACTCCAATTGGAGAGAAGAATATAAGGGTTATACATCTAGTAAATATGAGTTGGATCTACTTGAGAATGGTCCTAAAAGCCTTGCACAGTCATGGATGATGGGTGCATTGCATAATAAATGGAAGAAGATGAAGGGGTACAAAGATCCTGAACCACCTGACTGTTCTTCATCGTTACAAGAATGGGAAGATAGTATTAAGAAGTATAGTAAACCTAATTCTAGTAACTAAATAGGCTTATGAGCGTAATAATCTACTCAGAATACTGCGAAGTTTTGGAGGAGGAGAACACTCTCTTGAAGGAAGAGGTGCTTTTTCTTAGAGAGCAGCTAGAGTATAAAACATTAGGTCCGCCAATACATTCACAAGACATAAATATTAAGGAAGAGTGATGAAAATTTTAGGATGGAAGCCACCGCAAAGGCCGCAGTGGGTGAAGGAGATTATGAGAACCCCTGGACCTATCAAGGTACAACTTTTACTTCTGCTGACATTGACGGGCAGTTCGGTTTTGTCTACAGGATTACAAATCTACAAACTGGGCAGCAATACATCGGAAGAAAATACTTCGTTCAGAAACGAAAGCCTAGAGGTGGCGGACGCAGGAGGACGAGTGAGAGTAACTGGAAGAAATACTGGGGTTCTTCTAAGGAACTTAATGGCGACAGGAAACGCTTGGGGTCGCATTCCTTTACCAGAGAAATCCTCAGCACCCACTCCACTCTCGGAAGAGTAAACTACGAAGAGACCAAACAATTATTTTTGAACAATGTACTACAGGAGACCCTAGAAGATGGTACTCCAAAGTATTATAACAGCAACATATTAGGACGCTATTACAGAAAAGATTATTTCAAAGAAGAATGTTAGTTAGATGTAACGCTTGTGGAAAAGATCTGCAAAGCGATGGTAATAGGATAGTTTCGTGTGGATGTAGTAATATGACATCTGTGCATGGAGATACTGTGTCTGCTAATGATATGAGTCAGGTCATATTGTTACAATCTAATAAGAATATTAAAAAAACCTCACTTTTCTCACCACAGGAGTTAGAATACCAAGAGGCACGTCGTAGGAGAGGTGTCCGTAAGTTACAATTCGAGGAGAGATGATAAATCTTGATGAGAAGTATTCCTCATACATGGGAAACCCTAACAAAGGGTTGACTATTGATGGAGTGAGAGAGCAAGTGACTGGGTACGGTTTCCATTGTGATGGAAATGACATCGTTGGATATTGGGTCTCGACAAATAACTACAAGTTATACTATAATACCAATGAACAGTTCCTTAGAATGGAACCGTTAAACGATAATAAATAAGTACTCAAGCACAAATATTATGCAACTTTTTCTTGATACTGCTGACATTCAAGAGATCCGTGATAGATGGGATACGGGCCTGATCAGTGGTATCACAACTAACCCCACACTTGTACGCAAGAGTGGAGCAGATTATCATGAATTGATTCAGCAAATCCACACAGAATTTCCAGGACTAGAAAGCATTTCTGCTGAAGTCAATGGGAATACTTGTGATGAAATGTTGATAGATGCTAAAACATATTATACCATTGCTCCCAATGTAACTATTAAACTTCCTCTTAATCCTGAAGGATTAAAAGCATGTAAGACTTTAACTGATCTTGGTATTGATACTAATGTAACCCTATGCTTCTCGGTAGCACAAGCTATCATGGCAGCATTAGCAGGTGCTACATATATCAGTCCATTTGTAGGCAGACTAAATGATAATTCTTTTAGTGGTGTCGAATTAGTTAAGGCGATTGCTAGTCTATACCGATTAAAAGGTGTAGAGACTAAGGTTCTTGCTGCTAGTTTGAGAGAAGTTCATCATGTCTCAAGATGCTTTGCTTATGGTGCTGATGTAGGCACTCTTCCATGTAAAGTGTTTGATAAGATGTATGATCATGTATTAACTCGTGAAGGGTTGGCAATTTTTGAGAAAGATTTCCAATCAATTCACACAAATACATGAGAAACTTCGCTGTTTATTCTAAGGATGGTTGTCCTTACTGTTCTAAGATTGAAAGTGTCTTAGACATTGCTGGATTAAATTATGTCGTTTATAAATTAGACGAACACTTTACTAAAGAAGCATTCTATGGCGAATTTGGTGAAGGGTCTGCCTTTCCTCAGGTTAAATTAAACGGTGAAAATATTGGTGGATGTCAAGAGTCCATTTTATACTTGCAAAAAGAGAATATTTGTTGTACAATATGATTGAACTAACTGAAAAAGAATTTAAGGAAGACATCACTAAGTATACTACTCAGATTGAGCACGGTGAAGATTTTCTTATTAAGAAAGAAGATGGCACTAAGTATATTGCTACTGATGTAACTAAATTCCAGAACCCATGTGACATATAATAACTATGGAAATTATATCTTCGATCCTACAGAAGGAACTCTACATGGGTTACATCTTTGGGATCATGATTTTAGGTGGATTCATCAGACAGTACCATGTACTTGATGATGTCTATTCTCTAGCTAAGAGGTATGTTAAAGATAATCGTGTGATGATTATCATTACCTCTATCTTTGGTGGAATACTACCTATTCCTGGTCGTGTTGCATTGTCTGCACCACTACTGGATGCGATAGCACCTCCAGATAAGCGAAAGAGAAGTGAGTTTGGTGTGATAGACTACTTATCTACACATCATTACTATTGGTGGTCACCATTAGAGAAGACAATTGCTCTTCCTATGGCAGCACTAGGTATAACCTATGGACAGATGCTAGGTTATACATTCATTCCTCTGTGTATATGTTTGGTATATACTTGGTGGTATATCTTTTCTAAGGTAGACCCCAGAAGTGTTGTCCCTGACATGAGTAACATCAGAGAGTTTGATTGGCAACGAGCATTGAGAGGATGGGCTCCTTTCATTGCAACACTATGGTTCCTACTAACAGTAGGTAAGGCAGGAGCACCGTTCTTCTTCCCTTGGTTTGCTGGTATGGCATGTTATTACAGTATCCTATGTAAAGATTGGAACTGGGGTAAATATCTAGATGGTAAGTTTGCTATCATTGCAACAATTGTACTTGCATTAGGTGGAGTTGTTGGTATGATTAAGGAACCAGTGATGGAATATCTTAAAGGATCTGATCCTACTATGATTATTCCTGTCTCTATTGTTGCAGCAGTTGCAGCATATATTATGGGTTCATCAGGTAAGTATGCTGGTATGACATCAGCATTGGTACTTATCTTCGGTCCTAAGTATCTTGTGTGGTTTCTTACTACAGAGTACTCAGGTTACCTACTATCACCAGCACACAAGTGTTTGATGATTGGACAACAATACTTTGGTACTCCTATCCGTAAGTACTACAAAGTTCTAGGAGGATTATGCCTCTGGTTAATTGGATACGGATATTTTTCAACCTTTATTTCTTAAAAAAATGGATCTTATCAGAAAGCACTTAGAGAAAGCAGAAGAAGAACTTCGTCAAGCATTAATTAAATCTCTTAACGATAAGAATGATGAGAATTTAGGTGAACTTGTTGAAGCATTGAGTAAAGTAAAGGAGATACTTATGTGTACTCCTATTCGTAAT